GTCCTTACTACATTAGGACAGTTAGAACTGATGTAAAAGATCCCCTGTGCACACTACTGATTGATAGTGGGGTACCTTACAAACCTGACATAACTAATCCCAGTAATGTCATGGTCTTTTCTTTTCCCATGAGATCCCCTAAGTATTCTCTAACAAGAAAAGATCTCTCCGCTATTGGTCAGTTAGAACTTCATGGTATTTATTCTAAGTTCTGGGCCGAACACAAAGTTAGCCAAACCATTTCCGTTAAAGAAGATGAGTGGCTTCCTGTTGGCTCCTATGTTTTTGATAACTTTGATGACATATCAGGTGTTTCCTTTTTACCTTACTCTGACTACATTTATAAGCAAGCACCATACACAGAGTGTACTAAGAAAGAATTTGACTCACTAAGTAAGAGTTTTCCCACTATTAATTGGGACAATCTTATTAAATATGAGACACTTGACAGTACTTCTGCCTCCCAAGAGTTAGCTTGTGTTGCAAATTCCTGTGAACTCTAATACAAAAGTGGACATTTATGGACTATAACAACTTGGTATCAAAAGAACTATTACAATATTTAGAAGAAATGTTTCCTGATAAGTTACCACCTAGAGGCTGTGACATGACTGAGGTATCATTCCTTCAAGGACAACAGTCTGTAGTAGACAGACTTACACAGTTATATGAGGAGGACTATGGGGGCGAAAGCACAACGAGCACCTAGTATTAAGATGCCTCCCCCTCCCCCACCTCCCGCACAGATGGACAGACCTGATGTAGCAGAAGCGGAGATGGAACTACTTAATGCTCCTAAATCTGAAGTATCAAAAGCTAAGTACAAGAAGAAACGTAAAGGAAAGAAGCTAGGTAAGGCTCATTCACTCTATAAAGGTGGAGGACTAGGAGGATAACTTTAACACACACACAACATGATGACTAATCTACAAATTTTCCCAATTAACACTCAAGAATTTTTTAGTGAGGTTATGGAGGCCGCATCATCTAATGGTCATGAGCCTTTATATTCAACACACGCAGTAATAAAAGATAAAGAAATAGTGGGGGCATTTTGTACAATATCACCAACAGTTTACTGGTGGATGCACTCAACTAAAGTAAATAATAGAGATTCAGTTGTAATATTTCAATCATTAGATACACTAATGAATCAGAATAAGTATGAATCTTATGTACTACCATGTCATCCTAAATCATCTTATTATCCAGTTCTAACCAGTAGGTTAGGAAGAGGTTTGACTGAATATAAAGGAGATGGTGAAGATGATTGGAAACTATTTATAAGGAAATAAAATGTGCGGCACAACCGGAGAAATTATAGAAGGTGGGAAGACACAAGCAAGGCAATACAAAAGAGAAAAGATTGATGAACAAACTAGGGCAGGTCAAGATCGGTTTGGTCAGGCAACTGGTGATTTGTATGAATCAGGCACAATGGCTATGGAGGATTCAAGAGAAATCATAAGAAGGAATACTGAGTCCCTACCCGGTACTGCTGGCCCATATCAAGAGGAAGAAGACACATCCACATCCGAAGCAAACTACTCATCTACTGGTCAAACCCAAACAAGTTCTGGTACAGGTAAGAAAGCAGATCTCGGAGATACAGATAAGAAAGACCCAAAAGGTGCCTCTGCAAATCTAACTGTTAGAAAGAAAAAGCCCAAAGGAGAAACAGCATGAAAGTATATACCGAAGTTGTTTATGCATGGGATGACAACAAAGGAGAACTAGTTGAAGAGTCTTCAAAGTCATTTGATTATGAGGGAGAGGTTACTCTATGTGACACAAGAAAAGGTGGGCCTCGTTGGGCTAGATATAATATACCTCATAGTCATTGGGTACCACCGAAGATTAAAATTAAACCGAAGATTGTGTTACCTAAGATAGTTACTGATATTGCAGAGACAGCTTCAGGTGCAGCTTCAGGTGCAGCTTCAGGTATTACCACAACTTTAAGTGATGCAAGTGGTACTCTCCAAACAAATCTTGAAGGAGCAGCTTCAGGTGTCTCGGAAGGATTAAAAACTGGAACCTCTGCTGTTCGTGCTGGAGTACATGCGGCTGCTTCAGCCGGAAAGACAAATCTTGCATATGGTGCTGATGCAGGTAAAGCGTTCCTCCATGAAGGAGCAGACTTTTTAAAAGCAGGATGGGATAAATTAAGAGGGAAGAAGCCGAGCGACCCCGGATCATCCACTACTGTAGGTAGTACATCAGCACCCGGACAATCTGCAACAATGGGGCAAGGTGGAAAAGATTTAATGAAGGGTGCTACACTAGCCTTTACTAGAAAGACAACTGTAGGTTCAGGCGGTAAAAGACGGTTAAGAAAGATTAGTAGATCAGGTGCTAGAGTATGAAGAATGTTAAGGAGACTTATGAAGGCGGTCAACTCAAGAGTATGTATGAGCAAGGCTTTTCTCACAGGGAATCATACCTTAATAGGGCCAGAGAATGTGCTAAACTAACGATACCCACTTTACTAAAAGATGAAGGGGCAAATTGGGCTACCACTTTTCAGACTCCATTCCAAAGTATAGGAGCAAGAGGTGTCAACCATTTAGCAAGTAAACTTTTGTTGACTCTTCTTCCACCCAACTCACCCTTCTTTAGACTAACCATTGATGACTTTGATATTGCAGAGTTAGTAGGGTCAGAACAAAGGGGTGCAGTTGAAGAAGGGTTTGCAAAGATTGAACGTGCGGCAATGAATGAGATTGAAACTGAAGCCTTTCGTGTCCCAGTATTTGAAGCCTTAAAACATCTCATCACTACAGGAAATTGCCTTTTGTATCTCCCAGAGGAGGGAGGTATGCGAGTGTTCCACTTGGATCGGTACATTATTAAGAGAGATCCAATGGGTAATCTTCTTTACATAGTAACTAAAGAATCACTTGATGCAAAGACTATATCAGAAGATGCAAGAGTAGCTCTAGGGCTTCCTTCACCACAGGAACTTTCCCCTGAGTCTCCTGATAAGCCCTACGAGCTATTTACTTATGTATGTAACAAAGGTAAATACTGGCACATACATCAAGAAATAGGAACTACTACTATCCCTGAATCCTTCGGCAAATTTCCTATTGATAAGAACCCTTTCATTGCTCTCCGTTTTAGCAGAGTTGATGGGGAGTCTTATGGTCGAGGATTAGTAGAAGAATACCTTGGGGATCTAAAATCACTTGAAGCACTATCTCAAGCTATTGTGGAAGGATCTGCGGCTGCGGCTAAAGTCCTATTCTTAGTGAGACCTAATGGTACCACTAGGATAAAGACAATAGCTGATGCACCAAGCGGTGCTATAGTACAAGGTGATTCAAACGATGTATCCACATTGCAAGTCAATAAGTTCAATGACTTTAGAATTGCACAGGATATGTTAAGAGACATACAAGAAAGGTTAGCTGCGGCTTTCCTTCTTAATTCCTCTGTTCAAAGGAATGCTGAAAGAGTGACAGCAGAAGAAATACGTTTCATGGCACAAGAACTAGAGAGTGCTCTAGGTGGTGTCTACTCTGTTCTCTCTCAAGAATTTCAGCTACCACTCATTAATATTTTGCTTGGTAGAATGGTTAAGCAGAAGAAGATGCCTAAGTTTCCAAAGGAATCAGTTAAACCACAGATTGTAACTGGTATGGAAGCATTAGGTCGTGGTCAAGACTTGAATAAACTATCTCAATTCTTAGAATACCTAGCTCCACTAGGGCCAGAAGTGATAGCTCAGAAGCTAAACATTGATGACTACATGGATAGACTAGGTGCATCTCTTGGTATTGACACAGGTGGTTTAATTAAGACTGATGAACAGATTCAACAGGAACAAGCAGAAGCCCAACAAGCACAGCAAGCACAAATGGAGCAAGCACAGCAACAACAAATGCAAGCTGATCTTATTAAAGGAGCAACGCCAAATATGGTCAAGGGTATGACTGAGCAGATGGCTAATAATCCAGAGATGGCAGAGCAAGTGCGTCAAGCTATGACACAGCAAATGGGTAATGCATAATTAACACACAGTAAGAAGGAAACACAATGACAGACGAAGTGAACACGTATGAAGGAGAAGGTACAAACCAAGTAGGTTCACCAGAACATGTGCATAACATGTTTGCTAAGATGGAAGAGCCATTACAACCTAGTGACCAACCAGAGGAACTGTATGTTAAAGAAGACGACAGACCTGAATGGTTACCTGAAAAGTTTAGTTCTCCTAAAGAGTTAGCAGAAGCGTATAAGCAATTAGAACAGCACTTCCATAGTGCGGACGAAGAAACCCAAGTAACTTCGGAGCAAGAAAGATTTAAAAATGAGGAAGCTCCAGAAATAATGAAGACTACCCCATCTCAAGTACATAAATTACTTGATGATAAGGGATTAGACTTTAGTGTATTCCAACAGGAGTACAATGAAACAGGTACTTTATCTAAAGAGGCACTAAATGCCTTGGGAGATCAAGGTATATCTGAACAAATGGTTACCACTTGGTTACAAGGTCAAGAGGCAATAGCTGAACAAGCTGTTGAACACCTATATAATGAGGTGGGTGGTGAGCAGAACTACAATTTAATGATGGATTGGGCAGCAGATAACCTACAACCTTGGGAAATTGAAGCCTACAATAAACAGATTGAAAACCTAGATGCAAACACTAACTTTGCTTTACTAGGTATGCAAGCCCGCTATCAGAATGCGGTGGGTGTGCAACCAAACTTACTGACTGGTGATG